TATGTTTTAAAAAATATACTATATGGGGGGGGGCGGCGTTTTCGAGCCGCCATTGTGTCGAAACTCCCGCCGTTAATGTTTTATGTTGTCATCTATAAGTACTCGCGCCTTTTTTCCATCCGCTTTCGTTTTTTCGCCAAATCCCCTGATATTGTAGTTAGTAGTTAATTTAGTTAGGGGGTTATTTGCTTCGCGGTTTCTACACGCCGCTCCCTCGTGTTCCTTTGCTGTGTCGCCTCTCGGCGAGTTGGGTCAAACTTTTAAACGCCATTTTTGTTTCCCGTTACTTTCGTAACGTTTTACGCCGCAAAAATAAAACTATTTCAATACAAAAATTTTTAAAGTGCTTTTTTTTTTGCATTTTTTTTGATAATAAACGTAAAGTGTTGAAAATAAGCCGATAAGAATATTTACTTAATAATCGAAGTTAATAGTAAAACGTAACTAATTTATTATCATAACGATAAACGATGTCTCGCATTTAGTTAAAAAGTGAAATTCATATAATAGTAATATAATAATACATTTAACAATATAAATAAATAACAATCAATGTTTTATGTTTGATTATTATATTATTATATAGATCTTATATATACTCTGTTTTTTTTATGTTCTCTTTATAGAAAACTTTTAACATTTAACAATTCGCGTGAAAGTGTGTGTGTGTGCGAGTTTCAGCGGTTAAAAGTGATGTTAAATGTTAAATAAATAAAAAAAGCGGCAAAAGTGCCGCCATTTTCGAAAAAGTAACTTTTCGCAAAAGGTTACAGACAGAAGTATTTGCGCACGTCAAATTTTCCGTCTTTGTCTTTGAGTTTGTTCAGCGCGAGGGCGTGAATCAATGGCAGCATTTCTCTGTCATCAACTTCATCGGCGCGGTTGCGGCTGAACGTAAATAGTGCCAACGTTGCGGCGTCGTCCGAATAAATCATCGAACATACAAGCCAAAGGGCGTAACAATTAAATACACCGTCTTCGTCTTTTTCAAGTTTCAAAGATTCAAGGTGCGATAAAAATTGTGAGTGATTCCACTTTGGCGCGGGCTGCATGGTTTGATATACCTTTTCAGCCTCTTCTTTGGTAACATACTGTTTCCAATTCATACCTGACAACTTGTCAAGTATTTTTTTGGCGGCGTCAGGATAATTTTTGCAGCACCATTCGAACATATCTTTGAAAGCACTGTCAAAAAGCGTGTAATCGCTTTCTTTTTTGCGGCATTTCATTAGTTCATCAAATTTTTCAATATATTCTTTCATAATAAATTGATTTTAAAGTTATTAATCACAAATATTGCAATAACCACACGAGTAACATTTTCCGTTGCTCAATTTGGCATTACACACGGGACATTCCCCGTTGAGTATGTCATCAGTTTTTTGGTGTTCTTTTTTTTCAGCCATTTTTATAAGTTTTAAGCGTGTTCGTCAGTTACAGGTGTGGTTTTCTTTTTGGGTGTAATGTTCAGCGCGTCAATCGCCGCGAGAACACTTTTTAGCGCGGTTTCTATTTGTTCCACTTTGGCAGCAATTCGCTTCGTGCGATTTTGCGTCATAATAGCGGCACAAGAAAGAACATCATAATCAGGATCGTCGAGCACGAGTTGGCAGGTGGCGCAATCGCCTATACACATAAATTTTTCCATATTATACTATTTTATTCCAAATATTTTTAAAATATTTGGATTGTTTACTATTTTGTTAAAAATTCCCGTTAATAGTGATTGATTTTTTTTGACTTTCGGATAAATATCTATAATATCTTGCGCCTTTAATCGAAGAATATTAGATAAATCATTCATTATTAATTGAATTTTAGCACATTGTTCGTCATTATCACAATCTACTGCGATAGTTAAGCGTTTCCATCCCATATTTATTCAGATTTAGGGGTTAATATTTCATCGTCAAAAACAATCGGTTCGCTGACAATGGGTGTGGTTTCGGTGGCTTCTGCCAACTTATTTCCCGCCACCCCTCCGAACACGGCTGAAGCCGCTCCGATTAAAATTGGTTTGCCAACTTCAACGATAGAAGGATTTTCCTTCATAAAATCAGAAATAGTTTTCAAAGTTTGCAGCCACCCTTTCACGCCTTTTTCTTTGACTTCCGTGCGCGTTGGCAACGCCATACGTTCAGCATATTCAGTCGAAAATTTAAAGGCGCGTTCTGAAGCCTTTTCAATATCAATTCCTTCACTTTGTAGTTTCATGAAAAGGTATTGATACGCTTCTTGTGCGCTTGCAAACACTTGAATTTCTTTTTTGGTGCTGTTAAAAATCATACTGTTATTTTAAGAAAATAGCGCGGGGGCGGTTGCCCCCGCTACTACTTTATCCGTTACATACACAATCCTCGATTACGTTTGCGGTTGGTGTTCCCGCTGTGTAAGGAGTATTCGTGATGAATTTACGTCCGCAATTTCCGCCGTGTCTGTGTTCGCCACATCCGCCGCGTCCTTCACGGCCACGCCCGCCTCCGCAAAGGTCTTCTCCGATATATCCTTGCGGGTAACAACGCCTTTCAATTTCTTCGATTTCATGTTTTGCATAACAGAAATCACCGTAAAGTCTTTCAACTTTTCCGTGAGTGAAATACGCTTTTTCTTCAAGTTTTTCAACTTGTTTTTCAAGACATTTTAGTCCGTAACGATTTTCGCCATGTTCTTGCCGATAACCATTTTCATAACGTCCTTGCTCACAACGTTCGTCGTGATGACGTCTTAACCAAAAAACAATAATTGCAAACACAATAACCACGCCGATGACCCAAGCGATACTCTTGAGTGCATGGTGGTCGCCGTGCTCAGTTTCCAAATCGCGCAACGCGATTACATCTTGCATGGACAAATCTTTTTCCATAGTAAAATAAATTTATTTTGCCGTCTAACTGCTTCTGGCATTGCGCTGCGAATTATGTATAAAGTTTTCAGGTGCAACGCGATTTACAAATATTTTCAGTGAATAAAATGACGTCCAACTTCCGATATTGTCCGTGTTCCTTGATTTTATGGAACTTGTCGCGAAACTTGTCGACAAATCGGCGGCTGATTGCTTTCATGCCGCAACGTTGAATTTTACGGTTAATGTAACAAATAATCTCTTCAAACTTGATACTTTCGTCCCCGTTGAATTGGAGCAACCGTTGGCATTGATCATAAGTGGCATTACTGTTCGCACTTTCAAGCCGTGCAATTTGTGCCGCTGCAAAATCACGGGCATCTCCGTCGAGTTCTCCGTTTGAGGCTGCAATTATTAACTGCTCTTTTGCAACGCGGTTGAGTGTTTCTTGTTCTGTCATCGTTTGTGTGGTTTTTTATGCTGGTAAAGATACACTGATAAACCTATTGAAACAAGCAAAATAAATAATATTGAAAAATAAAATATGTAATAATTTGCACTACCGAAAAGACATAAATCATGTAATTGCATAACTGCAAAATTCATGATTATAAAGTAAATAGGTATTTTGTGATAATTGCAAAAATCAAGCCGTTGCGACAGCATTAGTAGCATTGCAAGAAAGCAATAATATACAACGTAATTCAACACGTCTGACGCTGGTGTGGTGTACATAGTGAACAGATACTCTCCGTTGGCGTCGTACAAATCTAACGATTTATTGAAATAATAGGAGTGGACGGATTCTACAATCCCCACCCCTATAATTAGCATAATCACAAACGGCATTAACCGAGTGAATTTTACAATGAGTTTTTCTTTCAGAGCCATTTTTTGATGATTTTGATTTTGGATACGTGTGGTTTCGGTTTAATTACCAGCACCACGTTACCTTCGCCGTCCAAAATCTCAACCTCGTAACTTTCGCCAACTTTTAAGGCGATTTCCGCGCTGAAAGTAGGGAACTCCTCTTGTTGTAGAGTGTTCTCATTTCTTGCTTTTACGTCCATGATACAGATTTTTAGTTAATACGGCGGCAAAAATAAGTAAATAAATTATGCGCAACGCGATTTACAATTATCATTCAATAATTATTTCATCGTAATTTTTCGAGTCTGATTTTTTAGGAACACAAATATAAGCTCCGATAACTTCTTTTGTTTCAATATATTGTAGTATTTTTCCTTCTTCGGCGAAAATTTCTACTAAAATACCGTTTTCTGTTTTTGTTTCTAATATTTTCATATTCAATAAATTATGCTAATATATATCCTTTGTTTGTTGCTATCGCTTTTGTTCCTGCGCTCCAACGAGTTAGTAAAGTTTGTCCGAAATACAATGTGCGCCCAGCAGGCGCAACTCCAAGATTTTCAAATAGTTCTATTGCAGATGTTTCCGGAAAAAATATAGATCCAGAAATATCAAAGCCAATAGGCATTACATATCCTATTGGAATATTTATTTTTTGAAGTGCTGTACAATTTTTAAAACAATCTGTTCCGAAAGAACCAACGCCGCTACTAATTGTTAGTTCTTTTAAGGCGACGCAATTTTCAAAAGCACCACTACCTATCATTGGTGCTCCATCAGGTATTATAAACTCCTCAATCAACGTTCCTCTAAAAGAATTATTGATTATAGGGGTCATAATGTTTGGAACATTTAATTCATAGTATATTTTTTTTAAAATCAATGAATCTTGAAAACCAAAAGAAAGTATAGTTGGCATAACAGCTCCTACTAATACAAATATAGCATTACCTTCACCACTACCAATTCCGTCCACCAAAGATGTAAAATCATCTTTTTTAATAATAGCCCACCTGAAAAAATCATCACCGATTTTCACGTCTTTTGTTGAATCCCATGTATGCGAAATTCCTGTACCTATGAATAAATATTCAAAACCATCGGAAGTAATAGCCCTACTTCCTCCACTTTGTAAAAAAAGATTTGTTGGATTGCTGTTTGAAAAAACATACATTAAATAACTTTTTTCATCTTTGTTTTCATTCCAAATGTTTATGAAATCATCCCAACGTCCTTCTACTGCAACATTTACTTTCACAGGATTAAAACCATCAATACCTGTTGGAGCTTTATAAATTTCATTGGCAGTAGCGGTAAGTGGTTTGATTATTGGCTGCATTCCACCGCCACCATTTTCGGATTCAAAATAGCGGGTTATTACAACCCGTTTTTCTTTCATATCTTTTGATAATTGCATGATAATAAATATTTTAAGTTAATAATATGGTGCAAAAATATATAAATTCTATTAATCCAACAAAATGAGCGTTAATTCGGCGACTCCTTTCTGCCATGTGCCACCGCTGCAAGCGTATTTCTTTGCCCGCAAAAGAAATGTCGATTTTTCTTTAATATTGTGAAATTCAAATTGATACATAAAGAATTTCGCTACAACCTGCGTTGAAAATCTATACATATCGCCAATTGTCTTATTTTCAACGTATTTGATTTGTTTTAAATAATCTCCGCCGTCATTCTGCATAATCTCCGCCGTCATATCTGTCTTTACCCTATAATTAGAAAAATTCTCGCCAAGCCACACAATATCATCGCTGCGTGCATTATAATCAATATTTAGTGTTTCGGATAATTTGTGCTTGAAAACCGTTTTTTCTTCGCTAATTGCTTGATTAGTAATGTTAAATATTTTAAGAACGCGGTTATTTTCTGAAATATAATCATTGCTTTCAAATTCTATAATATTACGTTGTGCGCTGCCTATAATATTTCTGGTAACTGATTTGATTTCAATTAGATTGTCGGTTATGTCTATTGGATAATCTTCTAAACTCATGTCGTATAATTCTATAATATTATCTCTTACGATTAAACGCTTCTGTTGTATATGGGCAAGCGTAAGTATTAGATCGTAGCATGATAATTTAGGCAAGTTATCTTTAAGCGCAAATTGCTGCCCACCGAGAGTTGACGTTGGTTCGTTTATAGAATTGCGTATATGTGCCTTTGTATTAAGCGTGAATCCACCTGCGCTTATAAAAAAATCTTCAGCATTAACGTTATTTTGAACAAAAGAATTGTGTTGAAATGTATTGAAAAAGAACAGCATATCTCCATTTTTCAAATTCATATTATAAAACCTCCACTGTATTTTCGTATAGTACCACCACTGTTCTCTGTCTTGCTCGATCGCTGCCTGCCACATTAAAAATTGTTGTTGTGGCGTTTGTCGAAGGTAATTACCGTTTCCGTCAATTATAGTTAGCGGGTAGTGTGTAGTTCCTGTCGGCTGTGCATTCTGAAACCAAAATTCGAGGCTAACATCTTGATTTGCTTTTAATCCCCATACTGCCATCGGATGTCCGTTGTTATTAATTGTAGTGTACACAATACCAATTGCATTACTCCCTAATGTATAACCACTATTTCCATTTCCTTTAAAATCAAATTCAGCATAAACAGACGCGGGTCGCGGGTTATTAGGCTTTATAAAATACTTATTATTAGGTATTCCGACTATTTCGATGTTAAAATAATCTTTAAGCATTGAAATCAGATATTCAACGCGAACAGACGGTAGAAGTGAATAGTTATCAAGCCACGATGTTTCGCGACGATACTTGACCTTATCCCAATTCCCTGCATTATTTGGAGTTACCTCGTTTGATTTTATATTATACTGAAGCGACAAACTTTCAGGAGGATTCAAGAAGTCTATATTATCAATTTCTTTCAATTCTTTAAGTTTCAGTAAGTTTCCATAAACAAACGCGCATTCGAAGGAATTATCCGTGTAATTTTTTATTAATAGTTCTCCCTCTATTTTTCCGTTGCTATACAGAATTGTAGCATTTCGAACCACCCTCACAAACGCTCCACTCCTTTCAGGTTGATGGGCGAAGTCAAACAATCCGTCAACGGCTGGGGTGCGCTTTATTTTGAAAGACAATGTTCTGCTGAGTTTTAAGTCATCAAAATTGAAAAGCGAATTTTCGTAAATGTACGAAAAAGATACGTCGTCGCTGAGTTCTACCTCGTTGTTTCCTATTATTAACCTATCTCTCATATAGTACGATAATTTTTAACCTGCATTGTGAATATAACCGTTTTAGGCTCTTGTTTTTCATCGACCCTGAACTGCTTTTCTTTGATATTGACAGGAATCCAACTCCCGCTAACTTCGTCAAGGTAGGCAACGCTATCAGATAATACAATGTCGCTCAAATATTTACTAGTTAATAAGTCCGCGTTTTCTTGTCCGATAATTATATCTATCAACTTGTCTGACATAGTGTTATAACCGTCAGGATTAGACGTTTTTAACACGTCGATTGTCTTGCTCGTGCTGTGGATAACGGAATGGCGGGCAAACCACCAATATTTCGTGAAATTACCTTGACTTTGCCAACGAACATTATCGTATTGAACACCGCAACGAGGTTTATAGAAGTCAATGATGTAACGGTGGTCGCTCCCGTAATAGTGCTCAAATGTATGGTCGAAAGTTGGGTCAAAGGTACCATTGTGGATAAATATTTCTCCAATTGTAAATCGTTTCGTGCTCTGCCATACGTTCAGCGATTGAACCTTGTTCTCGACCGTTCCCCACACCGTAACAGTACCGTCATCGTTAATCCTCCGAATTGTCTGTCCAACCCTGTCAGGCATGAAAATAAGTACGGGGAACGAACCATTAACAGACACTATCGGAATTCGTTGTGGTGGATAGATTTCACTGAATAACGATTGTGCTCCGTTGGTAGCAAACCATGTAATCGAAACAACGTTTGCGTTGTTATAAGTAATTGGAAAACTACCCGAATAATACACACGAACATAATCAGTAACGTCAACAGTTATTTCGTTTGCATAGAAGTTGTATCGAACATTATTCACGTTGATATACTTTATAGACGATAACTTGCGTGTAATCTTTAATAAATGTGTTTCCCAACGGAAAGACGGGTTATCGAAATATTCGATTTTGAAATTATTGTCGTTAAAAATTCTCATATCGTAATGTGTTTTTCCATTAAGTCAATACCTTGTTCAAATTCAGTAAACTCGCGATAATCCATTAACAGCGTTATTTCTGACGCTGCTTCTTTGAATACGTCTCCGAGCATTTCATAGTCTATTCCCCTGCCAAAATTACCACTATCAATCGCGTTCCATAAATCCTTCTGTTGTCCCTTGTTCATCACTATTTCTCCCGTGCTGAGTCTTGCGTTAATCTGGTCGGAATATGAGTTGCCTTGAACAATCCCGCCTCCCGCGAATTTCGGGCTTTTTGGAGGTTCTTTCAGCACATTGTACGCGCCAACAATTGCAGCGACAACCGCACCCACCCCCGTCGCGATTGCGACCAAATTCATCGGGAACATTTGACCCGCCCCCGCTGCGATTGCTTCCGAAATACCTATTGCAAGATTCGCACCTATCTGAAACAGTGCCAACGCTTTCGTGAAACCTGCCATTGATTCATTATCTTCTGCCAACGTGCTAATCATGTCTTTCATAGCACCTGCAATCGACCCGACGGCTGCTAATTGTTGTTGCGCCGTTTGACGCATTGTTTGCGCCACCTTTTTCTCGCCGTCCATTATTTCGCGTTGCGCCGCGAGAACGGCTGCCTTGTAAGCGGCTTCGCTTTCGAATAATTTAGCGATTTCTTCCTGCTTTAAATTAACCAAAAAGTCTGACCGTTGTTGAGCCGCTTCCTGTTCAATTAGTGCCGTTTGCACTTCATTGTCATAAAAAAGCAACAAACGTTCTTCGTAAGCATTTTGAATCGCCAACGTTTGGTCAGCCACGCGCTTCTGAAATTCTTGCTTTTCAACTTCCGCTTCTTGCATGGCAAATTTTCGCATCAAGGCATTTAATTCAATCACGGAATTATTCCAAATCGCCATTTCTTCCGCGCTGCCTGCTTTGACGCCTTTCAGCCGTTCATCAAGCGTTTTCTGATATTCTTTAAGTTCCTCCGTGCGCAAAAGTTCAATCATTTTCAGGCGCAACTCGCGTTCCGCCGCGCTACCTTTGGCGGCAACTTCAAGCAACATCTGTATCCGTTTTTGTTCTTGCGTTACCTGCTTTTGAAAGGCTTCCTCGCTATATTTTACCTTTATGTCTATAATACGCTGTTCGCTGCCTTTTTGCATGGCTTCAATTGTGGCTTGAATTGAAGCCCGTGCCTCCTTTGTCAAGGTTTTTTCCTTGTCGAGCCTCTTTTGCAAGTCTTCTATTTTTCGGCGGGTGGCAACCTTTTCCGCCTCTATATCACGCTCTTCCCCTGCCTTGCGTAACTTGAGCAATTCATCCTCGAGGTTACGGGCTGCGTCGAGCGTTTCTTTTATTCTTTTGGCACGTTCATCGGAGGCTTTTTTTCCCGCGTCCTTTTGTGCCTTGACAGCGGAGTCGGCGATGTCTTGCAACTTCTGTTCGGCGGTTTTTACCTCCGTTGTAATTTCGACACCGATTTGAACTTGCGCCTCAAACCCTTCAATCTGCTCTTTCAACTCCTTTAATTCCTTGTCAATTTTTTTGCGGCGGCGGCGCCCCGCGTCTTCGCGTTCTTTTTCAAGAGCACGCTCTTTATCTTGTGCCTTTTGTAATAATAACTCGTTGTTTTTCAGGTTTTTAACCTCGTTTTCGTGTTCGCTTTCGCGTTGCTTTGCCGCCGCCAACCTTGCATCCGCCAACTCCTGCTCCGCTTTCTGAATGTCTTTAGTTGCTTCTCCCCGCGCTTTCATGCGGTCTATTTCACGTTGCTGGGCTTCAAATACTTCGTCTTGCGCCTTTTTTTGACGCTCCATGATACGGATGTTTTCGCGCAATTCCTCATTATAGTCTGCCTGAGCGCTCTTGGCTTCTTTGCTGCTACCTATGAGCATCGCTATTCCCGCCGTGAGTGCTATCAGTGCCGTGAGTATCAATATGGCGGGGTTGGCACTGAGCGCGGCATTAAGTAACCATGTCGCCGCCGCTGCTAACTTTGTCGCTACTGTTCCCGTTCCCATTACTGTCGCTTTTGCTGCTTCTGCTTTTGTTTGCGCCACCGTTTGCGAAAGTCCAATCTTGTCGAGTAAGTTTTTAGAGGCTTGAAAAACGAGACTCTTTTGGTTTAGCATTATATTGACTTGTTGCACGGTGGAAAGTGCCACCATTGCAATCTGAAGTTTCTGCATCAATTCAGCCGCCCGCTCGTTGTCTATGTTCAACGAGTTCAGCGTGTTCTGAAATAACATCATGGAAGTATTAACCCCCTGCATTGCGCCCGATAACGCGCCGATATTTGTCGCCGATTTTGCACTTGCATCAATCTCGGCATTTAGGTTGTTGATTTGACGTTTGACTTCCCCTGCCTCTTGTGCCAACTGTCGATATTCCTCGCTGTTCTTTCCCCCCGCTTGCGCCAATACGTCCATTTCGTTCTTTAACTCTTTAAGTGTGGTTTTTAGGGTTTTATTCCCTACTTCATAATTACCGACTTGGCGGGTGTACACGCCGAAACTTTTTTCTGTTTCGAGTACTTTTGAATTCAGTTCTGCCAACGTCTTGAGCATTTCCTTTCCCCCCGTACTTTGACGCTGTTCTTCGCTCAAGGCTGCATATTGCTGTTTAAGATTTCCAATCGCCGCCCGCTGCTCGTTCAAACTACTGCCATAACTGAGCGTATCCTTATTCAGCGTGTTCAAGGTTTGCACGGCGGTTTTCTGCTCCGCTTGTAACATCTTGAGTTCTCTCTTGTTTTCCGATATTTTGGCGGTGTTCTGAGCAATCTGCTCGGCATTTGCCTTGTAATTATCCGACAGACTTTTGTTGGCGTCTTCAAGTTGTGCCGTTTCGTTCTTATTGTCTTGAATGACTTTGACAAGGTTCTGCAACTTTGTCATCGTGTCGATTTCGTTGATTTCAACGTCTATAATTACAGTTGTATTCGCCATAATGTCAGTGTATTGTCAATGTTTTTACAACGTTATCGAGTATAACTTTCTCTATTTCTATGACAGCGTCAGGCACAACGTTTGAATATATGTCGTTTCGCGGGTTGCGGTGTCTGTCCGTGCCTTTTTCGGCTATATTGTGCGCAATGGCTCCCGCCATTGCATCAAGTCCACGCTCGGTTGGGTCTTTTGGTGGGAAACGTCTTTGCATTGCTTCGCTATTCAGATATCGATCCGAGTATTGCAGTGGCGCAACGGTTATTCCTTTATCTTTTATCCATTGTTTTATTATGGATTGAAAACCTTGCGGCACGTCTCCAGCTTTCCTACCTACTTCCAACGTTCCAATCGGAGCAGTTCCTTCTCCACCAGCAACCAACCTAACTCCGTTATCGTCTATTTCAATGTGAAAACTTTCGCTAGTCCGACCGCTCGCGTTAATACCTTGCGCCTGCATATTATTTTGAATTTGCACGGCAACACTTTCGAGAACTTCTGCTACTTCATTTTTCATTTGCAAACTCCTTTCGTTTCGCGGAGTGTAATCATTAACGCCACCCCTGTCGTTGTTATGTCAAATTGCTCGTAAACCTTTTGAGTGTTGTACTCATTTACCCCGTACTTTATAATCTCGACGTCGCTCGATTTTCTGAAATTGCGTACCAACGAAATTCCGAGATTTTTCATGTCAGTTATAATTTCCTCGTTCTCAAATGCTGTTCGGTCAAAATCAGTCTTGTCCACAATAAACAGCAACCAATCACACTCCTCACAATAATTTCCGAAATTATTATGCCACTTGCTCTTCGGGTTACGGTATGCAACCACACACGGAAGAACAGACGTGTCGACCTCGTTGTTGGCACGGGTTATTTCGTTGTAAATAAACGGAAGACTATCTGTTTCGTTTATTATTGATTTTACTTTTTCGAGTAAGTTCGGCATGATGGCGTCTTTGGAATGATTCGGTTATAAATGTATGTTTTTTGGCGAGTAAATATTCGAGGAGCGTAATCCGTTCAGCCGCCCCGAAGTCATGAAGTCCAAAATATTGTCGGGTGAAAATGAGCATTGCTTCAATTATGCTAGGTTGTAATAGCCCCGCGCTTGCAACCTGTTCAGCGGCGGTTTGCGGTACTTTATACTGCTCATGTATGTTGTTGAAGAATTTCATGAACTTATCAACTGCATTGCGCACGGCAACCACCTGAAATACGGTAACGCCGAGATTGCATAACTCAGAATGTAAAACGCGAGGCAACTTGCATTCAAGTAACTCCGCGAATTGTCCGATAGTGAGTTGATTGAAATCAAAAGGGTGGCAAACTGTGTATTCCTTTTGAATTTGCTCGATAAACATATTTAATTGAGCGTCTGGAACTTTGCCTTTGAATTCGTACCATTTTGTCCTATTGTTAATTTCCAACCTCATCGTCAAAGTAATGTTTGAGGTTATCCTTGAGCATTCCTTCTTTTATTTCAGCCGTTATCGTTGCGCTGTTAACACGAACACCGCGCCAACGTACATCAATGCCATTTTTTAATTTTAAAGCGTTGACGTGGCTTGATTTTTCGTTATCGCTGATATGTTTGAGAAGGACAATGGCTTGGTCTTGGTAACAGTTTGAACAAGCAAACTCAGGAGTCCAATCGATTCCGAGTTCTTTGCTCGTTTCCATTACGAATTTCTTTTCCTCTTCCGTGAGGGTGCGCTTCCGAGATATTTTTCTGAGTTCTTCTTGCATTTCAGTAGGTTTTTAAGGGTTGATAATTATATCCACTTTATTTTCGAGTTGTTCCGTGCGTGATTTCAACGATACTAATGTGGTTTCTATTTCGTCAATCATAGTTTCAACCGCTTCGATATGTTGCTGCGTAACCACATTGCTTTCGAGTGTCTGTAAATTTGTGGCAACGTTGAAAACGTCCGTGCGAATATTTTCCACCTTTTCTTCGAGTTGGATCAAGTCATTTTCAATCTGAGTAGTACGTTGTTGCAAATCATTGACGTCGTTTTGCAACCCCGTGAAAGCGGTCATAGCTTCTTCCGTGTCATTGATTGCTCGTTGTACATTAATGTCAATATCTTGCAAGTCTTCGAATAGCATACGTTCGTTTCCGGCATATTGTTCATCCCATACGATAGGGGATTGCGTACCAACTTGCATTTTTTGTACTATATCCCAAAATAACTGTCCTATCCGTTGCGCGGTGTTGGCGTCGTAAACTGTTTCGTTTCGAACTTGCAACGAACGGGATAATAACTGAGAAAATGGTACGGTTGAAGGGAGTGCTATTGCCATGTGATTTCAATTTTTGCTGCCATTGTGCCGCCTAGTAACTATTAACCAAAATAGCGGCGGCACTGACAGCTGTGTTTTTACGCGGGATAAGATTTTAGCATCAACGCGTCAAAAGCGGCGCGGCTTGTTTGGTAGTTAGTCATGAAGAGGTTCACTTCTGCGAACTGAGCACCTTCTTCAACCAACGTAACAATCCACGCTCCGCCCGTTGATTTATCGATGTTGTTACGGGTTTGCGTTGTACCAACGAGACCCGTTTCCGAACCAATAATAACGAAAGAACCGTCTCCGACTTTGTCCTTTGTTGCCAAAATAACCACAAATCCCTCGCGGTTTTTCATCAATGGTTCAATGATGTCTTTGGCAGTATCCGAGCCTCTTTTTGGCACGGCAAAAGAAACAGTCTTATTGTATGCAGGCATCAAACCGTCGAGGTTTGCTTCGTCCTGTGTGCCGTCATACGGATCTGTCGTTGGGTTGTAAATGGCAACCGTTTTTGCTCCCGTTTTTAGAGTAATGTCTGAAATCATACGGGGGTTCGTTGCATCGCGAACATAGTCATCAATATCTTGTTTGTTGATAAGTATGGCAGTGTCTTCGTAACCTGCAAAAATAGGGTTTGCGCAATCAAGAGCTATATTTGCCGCCACTTGGGAGGCACATTTGTTAATCGGCATAATTTTTTTTTTAAATTGTTAATTGTTTATTTGTAATATTTTTTCTCGTTTTTTGCACTCAAAATTTCGGCACGAAAACCCTAGTACATTCTTTATCCTTTCAAGTAACTCAGCATTTTTAGCCTTAATTTCACCATTTTCATTTCTAATAAAATCATAGTCAATTTGTAATAAATGTAATTTTTTTTCAACTTCTTTTAGGTTAATAGATAGGTGTAGATTCGCTTCCTTTTGTTCTAAAATTATGTTAAATGCGTTGTCAATTCTCTCGGAATTTTTTTTTTCAACTTCTAATTTATTTTCTTCAATTTTTAATTCGTTTTCTGATTTATGAAGTTCAACATCAAGTTTTTTATCTTTGGCTTCAAGTTCTGCAATTTTTTTTTTTGATTTTATTGTAAAAAAATATACTATTGCTCCGCTTCCGCCGCCAATACCTATAATTAAACTTAAAATTGATAAAATATTTTGCATTAGTAGTTGAAAAATGGTAAAATTAGTGCGACTTTTTCATCTAAAAATTTATTCATTAGAGTAATCGCGGCATTTAGGCAGTCGACCTCCTTCTGCAAATCGTAGGTGGTATCACCCTTGAGAAGTTTTGGGTCGACTGCTGTGCCTTGCTGCGTTTTTCCGAAACGTTGGCTCGATTGCCAAACGGCAAACGTCCAATATTTGAGTGCTTCGAGTTTTTCAGTATTATCAATAAAGTCATCCGAAATCCGAAAATGCTGACAGAAATTGATTTGAGCAAATGAAATGACTCCCGTCAGGCGTGCCACATCACGCGGCATATCCGAGCGGATTGGTACGAAGTAAAACTTCGACTCGTCCATCATTTGCGCTGTAGTAATCAAGTCTGCCATAATTTTTACGGAGTTGGTGTAACTTTAAGGATTGCAGAGGATAACAAGTCGTGGATTTGACCCCCGATGTTTCTTTCTTTTTGGAAGTTCTGAACGTTGTTCTCCCAAAATGGATAAGCAACTGAAATGTAATTCTTTTCCTTGACCCAATAACCGTCAGGGATGAAACAGATTGCCGCAAGGTTCGGGATTTTCAAAATTACGTCCGTGATGTAAATCTCGTCCACGCCAAACTGTCCGCGCATTTCTTCAATCATACGATAGAAGGAGTCTCCTCCCGCTGCATAACGGAATCCGCTCAAGCGGGTTAATTCTTGTTGTGTCAGGATAAGAACCTTTTTCTTATTGTCAGGGTTGCGTACCATATCGCACATTATACGAATGTCCTGAACAGTAGATTCGGAGGTGGTTACGGTTTTAATGCTCGTGAAAGCGTCCGCAACTGTTTTCGTTCCAATCGTTTCAAAGGTAGTAATTCGGTTGTTGGTGGTGTTAATGGCATCTCCAACCAAAATTGCAGTGATGATTGAGTTAATAATCATCTTGTCGAGTTCTTGGTTCAACCATGTAAGGAAGCGCGTCCATTCGCCCGCTTGTTCAATTTCGTCAATGTCTTCGAACGCAATTTGTTGGCGTTTGTAAACATATTGAGTTAGAATCTGTTTTGTAATGGCATTGATTTGTTGGATGATTTTTTCGCCGTTGTTGGTTTTTTTCCACCCTTTCGCAAAAATTTCCACGTCGAGCATATCTTGCGTGGTGTAATGGAATTTCGTGTAGAAAGTTTGGTGGAGCATCGCGTAGAGTGGATTGAGGTCTTCCCATTTGTTTGAGATAGTGAAATCGACAATCTCTTGGAAAGCGAGCCCGCTGATACCGTTTTTAACCATTACTTCCTGAACAGCGTCGGAAACTGCCTTGTTCTCGCCAACAACTGACGGGGTGCGAAGGATTGCGGCTGCAATTTGGTTTTTAATGGCTGGGGTAAACCGTTCATTCGGTTTGATGGAGTTTTGCACGAGTTTGAATTTCTCGTTCATTGCGTTGGTTAATTTGTCCGTAACCGCTTGATTTTCTGTACCGATTATATCTTTGACGATACTTTCGATTTCATCTTTCAAGTCTGTAACGTCAAATTCAACCTCCGAAGTTTCGAGGCGGTCGATTAACGCAAGGATTGCGTCCCGTGCCTCCGCGCCTTTTTCAGTGAAGGCGTTCATAACTTTGCGGCGAATGTCTTTCAACTCTTCCGCCGCAACGTTCTGGATTTTCATTGTCTTTTTTGGCATGACATTTGATTTAATTGAACATTGAATTGAATTTATCGATAGGGTCTTGATTGACCTTATTTTCGTAATGCAGGGCGTTTTCTACCTTTGTTTCTTGTACCTTTTCAAACGGTTGCGCGTTGGCTGGTGTGTTTACCAACGACAAGGAATAAACGCTCATTTTTCTTATATGGACGTGGCTGAACGACCCGTCCGTGTTGTATATGTAATCATAATCATACGCCCACCCGCTTTTAGAAAAACCTTGAATTATCCCCTCTTGTAGAAGGTTTTTCAAAGTGTCATAATGCAGATATGTTTTTGGAACATAAACAACAAAATAAAATCCAACTGAATTAACCTCGAATACCAACACTCGCCCGCAAAGGTGGTTAATGTCATCTCGGTGTTGCACATCGACGGGGAGATTAAGTTTGTTTTTTACGAAATATTCCTCCACAAATTCGTCGAAACAGCCTTGCTCGAATGTTTCGCCGTTTGTATTTTTTGCAGCACCGAATTTTGTTTCGTAACCTTTTATAATCAGTCCGTTGAGTACTGCTCCGCTTGTGTCTTTTTTGTTAATGGTTGTTGCGGGAACGTTTGAAACTTCCTCGTAACTCCCTATGAGTGTGGCGTCTTGAATTTTAATCCGTTCCATTAGACAGTCGTTTGTGTTGTTAATAATGGCGCAAGTGTGCGCGGTGGCTTGTTGTATATGGTGTAATCAAGGTCGATCCCGATTGCAATACCAAAGTTAATAAATGTTTGATTTAGTAACCGTTCAAACGATTGATATTTCATAAAGTCTCCCTCGCGTAACTCCGTGCCGTTTGCAAGTGATTTGCTCGAAAGCGCGTCAATAATTGCTATTTGATTTGCAGGAACTTTCACGCGGTCAGCAATCGCCAAAATAGCAAGTTTCATTTTTTCGTTGGCTTTAGTATCAATTGCAGAAAGCGCAACCGTATGAAAGTTCATCGGGCGATTGAAAAGTAAAAATTGTTTTTGATTGCGCAAACTACCATAACTGTTCGTAACCTCTTTTTCAATTTGTTCGCGCTGTTCAGGCTTGAGCAATTCGGTTGCTGGATTCTGTGTTGGCTGTGTCGGCGTTGCGGCAACAAGCGCACCCATGCGGGCTGAAACAGTGTTGCTCCCGTTCATTATATTGTCAATATATTGCAGGTATGGGAGACACAACTGTCTGTCGCTCATTTGGTACTGTTCAAACGTTTGGCTCCGCATGACATATACCTGCATTGTACGGTCAATCGGTTGTATAAAGTTCCATTTATCTTCGCTACGTGTAATGTATTCGTCAGGGAGAAGTAACTTGAAACCGAGCGCATTATAACCTATAACGGCATAACCGTCCGAGAAAAGTTTGTTGAGCGTCATTTTTCCATAGTGCGCAAAAAACCACTTGAACTCCGCCAAAAGAACAGCGTCCACGTTGCTATCCTTTTGCAGCAATGTAACATCGTTCACAAGGTCTGTTAATAAATCGCAAATATTGATAAAAATCGCATTTGCAAACGCAAGGCGGTTTTCCATCCAATCGCCAAACATGGCAAAACTACTGTTTAACCTTGCATGACTTGGGCGAAATAATGATACAATACTATCTATGATTTTCATAGAAATGTTTTCATGGTTGGTGCGGCAAAAATAAATTATTTCTAATACAACGCACTAAAAATAAAAAAAAATTAAAAATGATCTATGTAACAAGTTCGCGCATTACGACCATGATAAAGACGTAACGGGCGGCATCTATTATATTACGAGCACCATCGTAAATTCCTTCCTTGACTTTATAGTCTTTAAATTCGGCTTGAGCATTCTCTCCGCACACATAAATCGTCCACAATGCCATTTCAGCCAAACTGCTATCAACGGCCATCTTGACTATTGGCACGGTGTACAAATCAAAGTCGGGATGTTGATGAATATTTAACACACGTGTTCCACCTGCCATTGCATTTTCGTAAACCATGCAGCGAGCGTCCTGTATGGTATTAACGCGCTCCGCTATGACGCTGTCGGCAACAAACGCCTGATAAAGTTCTTCGGAAATATAAATTGCTTTGTTGGCATAATCGAATTTAACGCTGCAAAGAGCGTTCGGCGCGGTTGTGTCCCCGAAGTCAATACCGAGATACTTGACAAATGGTTGTCGGTCAAACGTTGCGCGGTCAATGTGGTGTACCTTGTTAAATACGCGCCCGCCGAGCGTTGCATACTCGCCGAGTATTTCGTTGGCATAACGTTTGTATTCGGCTGACCCTATTTCTGCGTCTTTGCCCGCTTCTTCAATGGCTTGAAACCGTGCCTTTTGCTCAGCCGACAGAAATGAATTGTTCATGTAGTTAGTGATTAGCGTGTTTACGGGTGTTTGCAATGCGCGACACCAATGATTCGCGTCTGTCGGGTTCATATCGGCAACAATTTGTTTTTCCACGCCAACCTCGAGCATTTCATAAAGTTCTTTATCAATGCCGTCCAACTCGTTAATATAGAGCCACTTCATTCGTGTACCTTTTGCATCTTGCGGGCGGTTGAATGACCTGAACCTAAATATCATACGCTTGTAACGTGCAATGTATTCCCCCTCCGCCTGCTTATATTTCGGCGCAATTCCGACAATGCCTGCAAAGTCTTTCATTACTTTACCCAAATTTGGGAACGTGTCGCTCGTGATTAACACGTCGCCACCGCTGCCATGTGAAGCGATTGCAAGGAAACGCCAAAGGTGCGCAAGTGTCTTTCCCGAACGCCGCCCTCCGCGAAGTATAATGACGGGCTCACGTGTGTTTGCCTTGAAGAAATCTATATAAACTTTGTCGGGGCGAAGTAGTTGCATGGCGGTTATTCAAGGTCGGTTAATGGTACAATGTCCGTGTCGTCCGTCTGAATGACTGTCGTGCTCTTCAAAGTGTCGCGGTCGGCTTGCGTACCGTAACGCTTGATAAACAATGCAAACTCCGCAGCTCCCGCACGGGGAGTATCGAGTTTGTTAAATAATTTTAAGTCAGCACGTTCAACAAAGTCGCAACGATTTTCGTCCAATGCCGCCCGTATTGTTTTGAAATCAGAATGATTTTGAATGGTGCGGCGGCAACAACCAAAGTGCTGATAAACATGATAAACGCAAGTGTATTGATTTGCAAAGATAACGTCTGTTATTTCTTTGACGTCGGTTGGCAGTACGTGCGGGCAACCCTTTTTTTTGACTTCCATGTCAATATATTTAAAACGCGGCAAAATAAGCATAAATATTTTAAACCGACCGACGTCAGCACGGTAAGCGGGTTATCTATTTGATACAGAAATGAATAAAGTTTTTGAGTGTTATTAAACCAACGGAACACCATAAAGAAAGCCATATAATAACAATATAACAATACATTTAACAATATAAATAAATAACAATCAATGTTTTATGTTTGATTATTATATCATTATATATATCTATTGATATGTATATATATTGAGGTTGTTTTTTTGAGAATTTTTTTTGTTTCTCTTTATGCAAACTTATAACTTTTAACAATCGCCCGAAACGAGCTGTAATAAAATAAGTTGCGCAATTAAAATCCTTGTTAAATGGTTTTATTCGTATAACAATTTTATATCGGCGTGGTTGTGTGGTTGTTGCGGGATGATTTTTGGAAGTTTTCTGCTCGAAACTCGGTAGAACGACAAAAAAGGCACGAGAATTGCTTCCCGTACCTTGTTAAATTTTAACATTCATTAACAGAATTAAAGTGGATGATTGATTTTGTTTTTCAAATCAAATGCCTGCCATTTTCTATTAGATTTCACATAACACATATTTGAGCATTGATGTTGTTTTACAAGTTGTTGAATATAAATCCGATTAACTTTTTTATCAATGCTTTCAAAAAGCGTAATGCAGGCGGTCATATCGGTATATCCGTCACAAAGGAACATAGTCCCAATTTTGCAGGTAAAATCATATCTGATTTCGTTTACATAGCAACCAAGTTGCTCGTGAAATTTTCCTTTTTTCATCTTTTATAAAATTTGTAAAGATATGTAACCCGTGCCTCCTGATTTAGTACGTCGTAACCGATGAGGAAATTGTTCCCTTTGATTTCGAACCCGATTTGAGGTGCGAGCGATAATTTGGAGGTGTGAATGTTGTAACCAATTTCCGCGCCCGCCAAAAGTCCCAATTTTTGATAATGGTGTATGTCGCGTTCAATGGTGTGTGTAATTGTAGTATTTTTTTCTCGATACTTGAGACTGTCAAGCCTGCAATCGTAACCCGTAATCCATGCCTGATAATTTGTGTCGGAGTAATAGTACTCTGAAATAGGTAACGGTACGGACAAAGTGGTGTCGTTGGCAGTAATGGTATAAATAACAGTGTCAACAACTCGCTCAATGTTCAACACGGGTGTAATAATGCTAACAACCGAATAATCAACGATTGTGTCGCGTGTTTCACGGATTTCTACGCGGTCTACATACGTTGGTTGTCTGTTGTACATACTAATCCAAACAATTAAGACACAAACAATTAAAGAAGTTATTATTGTTGCAATATTTATTCTATCCATTGTGTTCATTTCCTATATTTGCAAATTCATTTTCAAACTCTCGGAGTTCAGTGCGCACTTGTAGATTTAGGTAACTGATTAATTCGGGCGATACATTTATCACGCGAGTAGTTCCTTTCGGAGACATAATAGTAAGAACCGATTGTTCTTTAATATCTTCTTCGAAAATTTTAAGATAATTCTTATAAGCGGTTATCATGAAATCTAATTGGTTTGCTCTTGCGAGCGTTTCTTGTGTCATAATTAGTTATTTAATAGGTTAATAAATTCATTATATCTATCACATTTATTTGTGCAAATATGTGAAACAGTATCGTTTTTTCTTATATGGGATATGCAAAATGAATTTTTTGCTTTATTTATCATTTTTTTCATCATTTCCTCTTCGGCGAGTTCTACGGATTTACAGATTACTTGGTATGTTTCAATGTTGGGAAAACCTAATTCAAATTTTTCTTCAATAAATTCTTTTGCTTTTTTACTTTCCATAATATTAAATTAGTAGAGCCAAACAACGTTCTGAGGCAACGTCTTTCCGCTTCCAATGTGAATAAAATCTTTGTGAATTCCTATACGGTTGCAACCCTCAGCAATGGCAGCCTTGATGATTCCCATCTTGCTCGTTCCATCCTTTGAAACGATGTCCGTTCCCGTGCGGTTTGGGTGGTCTCCCGAACCTGAGCGACCCTTTGATTTTTCCCATGCAACCGAACGGAACGCGCTTGTAAGTATCATCGCCTTCCCGTAACGCGCACGGATACGGTCGAGTAGATTCATGTGGTCTTGTGTCATGTCTTGCAATGAGCACGGGGGAGAACATTTCTTAAATTCCTCCTCCTTGAAATATTTTGACGTTATCATGGCTTGATAATTGAAAAAGTGATGTAATAGTTACCGTCGTCGTCCTTTATGTGTGTGCAATACTCGCCGTTAGTAGCGATTTGGTTTACTGCTTTCATCACACCGAGTTTTCGATAATAGTTGGCGGCACTTTGTTCCGTCTTGAACTTGCGTTTGGTTGATGGGAAGCACTTGCGTTCTATAGGTAGTATTATCCGTTTCATTTGGCCTTGCAACTCATGATATTGCTCCATGAAATTCTGCTCGGCGTTGTCAAGTTCTTGTTTGTGCCGTTCGGCGTCCGTTTGTTTTTGTCCGAGATAAATTTTGCGAAGGTCAATTCCAACTCGCTCGGAAACGCGCCGCGTGGTTATACGGGTGCAAATCATCCACGCAATTATGAAGCCCGCGAGGATGAATAGGGGGGCGGTGATAATTAAGATACTCATACTTTGTAATTTAAAGTGTTATTTTTCGTAAATATAAACATTTCCTTTAAATATTCCATAAGAGGAATATTCTTTAAAATTGTAAACTTTTGGTTTATAGTCTTTTTCCATATCTTCAACTAAAACCCATAAGTTTGAATTATCTTTAAAAGTTACGAATTTCAATTTTTCTCCACTTTCAAGGTAAATGTGTGTTTTCGCACCAAAAAATTTAGTGCGTTGAAGTTTTGTGCAACTAATTGTTACACACATTATTAGCGTAAATAATGCTAATAAACAAAATAATTTTTTCATAATATAAATAATTAAATGTTAATAATTTACGGGTTTATATGACCCGCATTTGTGATTTTCTTTTGGATCTTGACATTTCCGTTGCATGAGTTTGCATGTTTGTTCTGTCTAGAATTTGTTCTTTTTTCTATCAAAAATGTAAAGGCATTTTTTCTTTTTATTCATAGATATTCACTTGATAATTAGTATTATTGCAAAAAAGTTTTTCGGTAACGATTTTCTTTTTCTCTTGATTATTGTTAAATAATGATTTTTTTTCAAAACTTGCAACTTCAGTAATATAATCGCGTGCAACGTAGGATGATGCGAAGGCGAGTTCGGGTAGTTTTGAGAAAAAATCCCAAAATTTATCATGGTTAAAAGTTGTTTTTTTTCCGTCATTATAACCATGCGTATTTTCGTACGGAATATCAAAGTAAACACAATCATATTGCGAATAATCAATTTCAAAAATATCATTATTGGTAAATTCAAGTCGCCCAAGTCGCCCAAGTTGCTCAAGTTGCTCAAGTCGCTCAAGTCGCCCAAGTTGCTCAAGTTGCTCAAGTTGTTGAAGTCGTTGAACGTCTAATGAATTGATTTTTAAACGAATAAAATTAGCGAGCGACGCACGTCGCTCGCTAATAGCCTTTCCGCAAACAATATCATGCAATTGCTTTTTAAATGGTTCTAATTCTTTTGAAAACAAATAATTAATACCATTATTCCCAAACGAATAGCAATATTTGAAAATAACATCTTCAATTGTATAATTACCATTATCACAACGATTTATAGCGAGTTTAAACCTATCTCGACTGCACCATTCAAGATTTTCAAAGTCAATTTTTTTGTTTAAAATACCGACATGTAAGTCAATCAGAGGCTTGTATAAGTCGTTCATAGTAACATGATTAGCAATACCAAATACAAGCATAGTGTATCCTATTGAACCGCCTCCGCAGCAAGCATCTAAAAACTTTTCACACTTTGGTAAACAATTAACTATTTGATTTGCAATCGCTTGTTTATTACCCATGTACGGAATTGACGGAGCAGATTTTCCTTTCGTAGATGTATTTTTTATTCTTGAATAATCAGTAACTGTTTGAAAAATAGTTGTTTGTTTCATATATTATAATGTTTAATGTTTGGCATTTTTTTTAAATTGCATTTTTTTTCAAACCTTTTGTCTATGAAGTATATATAACGAAATTGCCTGTAAGTATGCTTTACCAAACTATCTTTATTCTCTTGCAGCATCTTACATGTATTGTCATACCTTTCAGCGTTTTTATAAATCGTAAGATAAAAAGAATGATATAGAATTCCTTTAAATTCGTAAAAATCTGTTAAATGAAATCCATAATATCCGAAGTTTGCCGCCTGATATACTATTCCAAAACACTTACATCTCTCATCCGCAAAACTTTGAATTAATTTTATTTTTTTGTACTTATTTTTAATATATTTTATTGAAAATGAAATAGCCATTGATTCTGCATTTTCTATAATATTATCAATAAGAAACATCCGATTTAACTCAAGATATTCATTATTTTTAAGCCCTGTAACCAACATGTTCCCTGTATTTGCCTGCATAGAATATCCATATTGCAATACACCGACAATTTTTTTACCTATATATATCCCAAGATGGATATAACTATTAGGAACAAATTTTTTTGAATAGTGGTTTTTTTTAATGTAGTCCTTTGCATATTTTGCAGTTATTTCAATAACATACATAGTATCACCCCCGTAACCTATTATTTCATTTTTACAGAAAAAATCTAATTGTTTATATATTAATCCTTTCATACTTATTTGATTTTAGTTGGTAATAAAAAAGGGTCGAGTTCTCCGAAGCAAAAGTCATGGTCGGGCATCGCCCAATCGAGACCGACATAGCAATAACAGTTTTCGAATCCCTTGCGGTTTACGTTCTTTTTGACAACGCCCTGCCTTAATAACTGTTGGTCGATGAGTTTACGAGTTGCAATCGGTAACACTCCAAAGTTTCTCCGCAACTTGTCGTTCACGTCCTTGACAGGTAGTATTGCAAGCGGGTTATCTTTGTCAATCATAAAGATTTTCATGTATTCCGAATAACTTGTTTGCACCGCCTTATCGGTGCGTTTTGGTTTTGGCTTGTAACGGAAACTTTTGATAAAGTCGACGATAATTTTGTTGCGTTCGGGTTGAAAGACGTCGAGGAAGTTGGTGTTCCTGTCCCACGCAATTTCAAGCGTTTTCTCTGGGCTTTCATATTCAATCATACGTCTAACTGTCCCGCTGTCGATATCGTTTATTACAATGGGATTATTACTGAAATACACCACGCTCGCGCACACTTGCAACGTTCCGCCGTTGGTACTTATCTCGCGATAAGGAACTGACGTTCCGCTTGTTATACGCTTTATGAGGTTGTTATCCTTTTGACGCTCATTACTTTCGTCGATAAGTATAGTCGACGCCCTGTTCATTTTGCGCTTTTCAAGAATAAAGTCGTACCCGCTGACGCGGGTGCTGAATGCGTCCTCAGTAATTTCACAAATAAGCCCGTCAAAGATTTGGCACATTAGCGCAACAAATGTCGATTTGCCGCTTCCTCCTTTTCCTTTCACGGATACAAAGTATTGTCCGCCCCGTGTCCTTTGGAGCGATTTACTGAACACCGCAAGGAGTTCGTAATATTCGTCCTCATACTTGACGCCGAAAACGTTGTAACAAAGTTTCCGAAAATTGCTTGGCGGCTCTTTGTCTTCCCAATCAAGGTTATCAACGAGTATGCTGTCAATGCAGCACACCTCGCGGCATCGCGTGGATAATGTTTCGGGTTTCAGATAGCGAACGATGTACGGGTGTGGCTTGAGCCAAAGACCGAGTTCAATGTGGTCGTCAGTACGGTTTTTAAAGTGCTGTTTCCGTTCATATTCATTTGCCGCCGCCCGCTGTTCCTTGTCAATTATACGCTTAAATATTTGGTAGACAAAGTCTTTGCAGTCAATCATTTCCTGTCTGTCAGTAAGAATTTCCTGCACGTCTAAATATTCATGTTCTTCGGTGTTCATGTTAGCAAACACCCGCCGAGCAATAAGGTAACAGACGGGGAATTGTGTGCTCGATTCCTTGACCGAAATCTTGTACATAACGCCCTCGTCGTTGAACCAATATTCGCCGCTGTAATAGACAATATCGTCAATCCAATATTTGCCGCGTGATGTGATGTAGGTGGAAAAATCTTTGCTATCCATAGTTAAATTTCAATGTAGAATTTTCCGCCTTGTTTTATTATAGGGTGTCCCGCTTTCTTTGCACAATGCGCATAAAAATTTTTGTTGCCACATTTTACTTTCTGAATGTAGTCAAACACGTTTGCAGCTGGGGACACTTGCGCGAATTCTTCTTCGCAAAGTGCAAGATATTTGAGGGATTCCTCCCTCTGAATTTGATTAAAAGTTTTTCGTTTTTCGTCCATAGTTCTTCCGATTTAAGATTAATGATAGTATGATGACAAGTAAGCCCGTTCCATAGGTTGCCCAAAGTGGCGCGGTTATCCACAGCCAACTCCACGACACAGCGTCGAAGAGTTTCATGAGTAGAAAGCAAATGAATATCAGCAAGGTAAACATTTGCGCAATGATTGATGATGTTGTATGTTCTTTCATAGTTTTTTTTTAAATTTGTAATTTTTTTGAAATTTTATTTTTTTGAGCAATTTTCCATAATTTATAATAATATAAATTGACTTCATAATTGCCTTATCTAAATCACGTTCAATTGCATCAAGAGTAATATTATTATACTTCATAATACGACCTCCGTTCCTTTTACGGCAACGCGCACACGGTTGAAGCCCGCACGGGCAAACTTCGCGAGTATCATTCCCGCTCGTGCTCCGCTTTCAGATTTATGAAGGGTTATAATTTGGGTGGTCTTGTTGTGCGCAATTCTGCTCACATAGTTGACACATTTGTCGTCTGAACAATGGTTGCGCAACCGCTCCTTTTTATCCTCGTCGAGGTCTTTAAAGATGAAATTGTTGTAACTGCATTCAATCATAATCGAGTCGAAATTGTAGTGTCGGAGTTGGTCGATGACTTCGTCGTCGATGTGATAAAAGTCGGTTGCGTATAGAATGGTCTTCTTGCATTTGGTTTGTATGATAAACCCGTTGCAAGTTGAGGCGTTGTCGCGCAAGATTTTCGCATGATAATCGTGATACACTGGGAAGGAGTACACGTCGAATTCCGTTACCTGCTTTCCAAAGAAAATTTCGTATTGCTTTGCCACTGTGAAAACGAAATGGTCAGAATGTTTGTGCGACACGATGTATCCACAATATTCTTTCGCTTCTTTCGTGTTCGCAATTACGCTGCTATAATTCAGCCACGCTTCAACGACGAGGCAGTTACCCGCCCCGTCGATGATTACATAACTGTTTCCGCTTGACCCTGTTCCGAGTACTTTAATTGTTGCCATTAGTTAAAGGGGTGTTCTTCTTGTTCAGATGCGGGCGGTTGTTCGTCGTCTTTCAAGCCTGCAATTTCAGGTTCTTTTTTCGGCGGTGCGGGTGGCTGTTCAGTTTGCGCGGTTGCGCCGCTTGAAACTTTCGTTAATACCTTTGTGTCTTTGACTTCAACGTACTCGACGTCGATAGGTTTTTGCTGTTCAGCGTCATTCTGATAACCCGCAAAAGCATTAGGGAAGGCTCGCTCAAACGCGCTTCCGACGGCGCACTTCCAAATCATGTAAGCGGGGCGCGTCAGCCAAATCTCGTTCATTTCCTTGTCAGTGTACTTTTTCAAACTGTCGTCCCATTTCGTATTCTTTGCGTTGTTAAACTTGTTTTCCTCAAAGGAAATTTCGCTGATAATAGGGTGTTCAAGGTTCTTCCGATACACTTCGCACCACCCCGCAACAATGGTTTCAGTAGGTAGCGACCATTGACCTTGACGGCGGATAATTTCGCCTTCTTTTGTTATAACGATAATTCCGTCCTTTGAACCGTTAAAGTCGGGGTCGAATTGTGCGCGGCGCATGGCAACTTCGAAACTCGGCATTAAAACAACTTTGCCGCCCTTTTTAGTAATGGAAACGTCGCGGCTCGCGGGGTTAAGTCCCAATATTTGCGCGTCAATAAATACCTGAAGCAATTCGCCATAATCCCAACAATTATCGTAAGCATTTTTCATCGCGCCTGATAATTCCTGCTCGCTACCTTTGCCAACTTTTTTAAGAAAGTCTTCTTTGCTTTCAATACCTTTCAAGCCAAAGAAAGCCCGCATGGTTATTCCACATCTTTCTTTACATAGGGTTGCGGCTTCTTGAGCCGTTGCAAGTGCAATCGCCTCTTGCATGGTTACTTTTTTGATTGCTTTTGATTCTTCGCTCATACTGATTGGTTTTCGGTTAATAATGTCAGGGCTTTCAATTCGGCAAGTGCCTGATTTAACTTGCGAGTGTGGTAATCTACTTCCCACTGTTTTTCTGTAATTATTTTAATGATTTCTTCCATAATTATAAAGGTTTTAAGTCGCGAACACATCCGCGAAAAGGTTGATAATTACTTTTCATTTTAACGCTGTCTTTACTTTTGAGACCGTTTTTCAGCGTTGGATAATGGTCATAGATTTCGCTTGCAATGTACACGATTGAACCATGACGTTTTGCTTTAAGCCACCGTTTCTGTTCGCGAAGATGTTCTTTGTAATCTTCGAATTTCATACCTTTCGGTCTTTCAGTTAGGATTTTCATAGTATATTGATTTTGGTTTGTACTTTGTTTCGAAGAATATCTTGACTTTCTCGACATTCTCCTTGTCTGTTCCGTTGGCGGTGTATTTATTTGCTTGACGAACTAACGTCAGCAATTCTCTCATATCATCTATCACAACTCCGAGTTCACGGTGCGCACGGTGTAACCGTGCGCACATCTCGCGTGATTTTTCTTTCTCAATACGTCCAATTTCAGGAAGAAGATAGGAAGGTTCAGGAAGACGCTGAGCGTGTTCTTTCGGAAAATTGACAATCATAACTAACTATTTAATAGGTTAATAAAATCTTTTATATAATCACAAATATCGTTGCAGATTCCGTTTGAAAAATCACAATTGTTCCCATCTTCTCCCGTCTTACAAAAAAGCCTATGTGCATCAACTGCTTTTTTCATCATTTCCTCTTCGGCGAGTTCTACGGCTTGTTGCAAATCAATTGTACTAAAAATTAGAGTATTAGTACCTATAAAATAAGACTTATCTATATTATTGATACTATTCTTTATAAATTCTTTGGCTTTTTTACTTTTCATATTCGATAGTTAACGGTTGATTTTCTTTTACCCTCAATTCGACAAGGCATGGCAACAACGGCATATTTTTCGGCTCGCAGTTTTCAGCGTTGTCGAAAAATATAGGTAGATTAACGGCGAAATGGTCTTGAAAACGTTGACAAAGACAAGCGAGTTTCGAGTTGGCACGGCTTGTATTTGGGTTTTCAAATCCGTCAATCTTCATAATAGCACACTCCTCAAATCCGTCGCTTGTTATTAGTTTGCGAAACAACTGAATTTCAATTCCTTCTGGCAAAAAATCAGCGATAGCGTCTTGACAATCAGTTCGATAGTCATTCTCAGCCTGCTCAATGGCAATAATTTGACGTTCGTTTGCGATTAGGCCTTTGCGCACAATTTCAGATCTTTCATCGTTTTTTGAAATTTGATTTTGCGCCGTTGCATAAGCATACGCAATTTCATCTGATTTTTTATCATCTAATCTTAACGCATCTATTTGACAATTAATTTCATATATTTTAGAACCATTATCAATTTTTTCAAAATCCGTGATGATTTTTGATTGTAACTCCGCAATTCTCTTCGCCTTGTCATCTTCCCATTTGCAAAGGTTGGCAGCGTTTTCGTCGTTTATAACTTGATTATCGTGCGCGAATGCTTCGCGGGCTTTCACATTGGTTTCGTTAATGGCGGCGTTGCGGGCTGCTATCTCTTCATTTTCCAACTTTATTTTTTCGTTTGTTTCGTTAATGGTAACGTTTGCAGCGTCATCAGCCTTTCGCAGTTCTTTTCCTTCGTTGGTAACGCGGTCAATTTCTGAAACAATGGCGGTTTTTCGTTCTTCAAGATTTTGAACTGATTTGTCAATTTCTTCAAGTTTGGCAGAGATTTTCAGCTGGGCGTCAGCCTTTGACGTGTTGCGCTGAATTTCATGACATTCTTCGTTGGTACAATAAGGGCAAACAAGGCAGATGAAATCTTCCTTATCAGCGGCGGCGGCGGTTACACTTGCAACGGTTTCGCGCTGTTTATTCCAATACTCGAGTTTTTCGTCAAGTGCTTCTTTCTCAGCCACCTTTGCGCGATAAGTAACCAACAATCTGTCAATTTCAGGATTTTTGACTAATTCAAAGTATTGTTTCGCAGGTTCGGCGGCGGCGGGCGTGAATTCCTTTTTCGGCGTTGGCACAAACTTTTCAGCCTCAATATTCGCTATCAATTCGCGTAAACGTTGATTTTCGGTTAAAACATCGCTTTTAACCGCATTTTGTTGTTCTTCATACATTGTATCGATTTCTTTCTGAAGTGCGCTGATTCGGGCTGAATTGCGGTCGGTTTTTGGTTTTTCGGCGAATGTCTCACGCAAACTTTTATTTTTCACTTCCAATTCGTCAATTTCAGCCTTTTGGTCGTTAATTGCTTTCTTCAGAACGGCTTTATTTGGTAAATCGCAAACGTAATCAATTATGTTTACATTAACGATTGATGAAATCACTTTCAATTTGTCTTTTTGCGGCAAACTGATAAAATATTGAGGATTTGTGAATAATGCAAGGTCGTAACCTTTGCAAGTGTACGAAATATGTTCGTTGTACTCCGCCAACTTGACGGGGCTTTCGTTGATGAAATATTCGCAGTTTAATTCGGTGCGCAACTTTTCATCGTCAGTTCCGCGCTCCCTGCTATACAAAGGCTTTGCAGCCTTTCTGAATATAATTCCGTCCGCGTGGAAAGCAACTTCGGCGAAGCGGTTGCCGTCGCGGTCTTCATTATTGTAAACGTTGCTCGCCGTGAATTCCTTCATGTCGGTTGAACGTTGGTTCATGCACCACAAAAACGCTTCAAGAATAGTCGTTTTTCCGCTGCCATTTTCGCCCGCTACTTTGGCGGGAAAGTCCACTGTCAAATCGTGGTGTTTCTTGAATCTTTTAATTTCGAGTTTCATAATTAGTCAAGGTTTGCAATTATATCTTCTTTGGTAGCGTAAAGCCATTCGCTTGGAGTGTCTGTCATTTCGTTTTTGCAGTTATTACGATTATCGACCGTAACTACTATATAATCAACGCGGGTTTCAATATCTTCGTCGCCTGTCCGTTGGTTGAAGTTTTTAGTTAAAGTCTTGATTCCAATAACTTTAACTTTCAAAATGCGGCTGTGTTGAATTAACCAACACTCCTGCTCAATGTTAAATTTGGTTTTAATGTCCATAATGTATTGATTTTAAGGTTTAGTCGCTGATTAATTGTGGCATAATAACTCCGATTGATTTGTCCCAACGCGGGTCTTTCGGGGTGCAAATAATGGGTGTTTTTTGCCCCTTGAAATTGTAGATAACGTCCTTTGTGGCAAAGGCTTGAACAAAGGTCATGTAAATTTGACTGTCGATTTGAATTTTGTTAATTCCGTGTTCGCAGCCTTCTTCGCATTTTGCCGACTGATTATTTTTTATCAGCGCGTCAATGTCAGGATATTTCAGTTCGTCGTCGCCGTCATAAAAGGCAAAAAACCCGCCTTTTATTCCCTTTGAACTCAGACCTTGAATTCCCTTTTCGGTTACTGTGATTGAATGATATGTGCGCACCTTTGCGAACTTATCATAATGTAAGAATTTGCCGTCAAGAAGTGCCAACTGTTCTTCCGAAAGGTTGCAAATCTCATGCAGGTAGTTTTTCACGGCGCAATGTGCGTCCGTTGCATACGCGAAGCCACCTTTGAAGTGGACGTAATTCTGAGCAGGACGTATCTCGTCGCGGTTGCATGCTTTGTCCATTTTCACGCCATAATTAAAATTGATTTTCGTTTCCATAAAAAAATAATTTAAGGTTAATAGTTAATATTTACATTTGAAAAATGTTTTCTTTAATTTGTTCGTTTGACATTCCCTTTGCTGCAATGGGTGGATTTTGTATCCGCCCCGCCGTCAGCCTGAGCACGTCGTAACAGTGGCGCAAATACTTTTCATCATACGGAACGCGCCCTATTTCAGTTAATACAATCCATTCGAGACAGCACTTATAACACGACATACAGCGATTTCCCGACAGCGGCATAATACCATATTTCGCAACGTTGCGGGCGTTCAGCGAACGCTTGAAGCGCGTTGGCGAAAAACAACTTCTCATGAACTTGTAAGCGTTAAAATTGTATTGTGCGATGAACTGATATTCAGCCACCTTGCTCGCGTTAATGTAAGTAGTGCGATAATTCGCGATGTAAGTGCGCACCCCAAAGTCAAAGGCGTTGCAGGCGTCAATCGAATCCGATAGACCATAAGGCGGGGTTTCTTGTATCTTATCTTTCACTTTGTTTCCCAAAGTAAATTCAGCGATTTTGGCGTGAATACCATAGTCAATCATCATCGCCATAATTATCTGGTCTTTCATAGGATTTTCGCAAAAGTGCTCACGCCCCTCGTTACCTATTTTCACGATTTCAAGAGGCATATTAAAATATTCGGCGAATTCTTTGACGCCTTGTGTTTCGTCAGGATATTGGCGGTTAATACCCGCCACATGAAACAAGTGAACGTCAAAGCCTTTTTCCTTGTATTTTAAGGCTTGATAAATACTGTCAAGCCCGCATGAAAATCCGACACAAACCTTGTTATTTTCAGGTATGTGAATTTTATCAGAGTCAGCGATTTGCATATCGGCTTCTTCGTAAAATATGTTATTTGTGCGGGCGGGATAAGCGTATTGGTCAATCAGCGCAAAATAGCGTGAAAATCCTTGATAAGCGTAAATTTTGCGCCATTGGTCAGGCTTTTGGTCTTGACAGAAATAGTCGTAATATTTCAGCAATTTCTCCGTCAAATGAAACGGATATTCTTTAATAGGTAGTAGTATCATAGCACTACCATTTAACTTCAAAATCTGACTTGCTACTTTGGCACACAATTTCCATTCCGAGCGCGGTGGCTTGTTGCGGCAAAGTAATGTTTTCGGCGCGATAAGCCTTTGAAATAACTCGCTGTATGGCTTGCAATGCGTACCATTCTTCACTCAAATATTCGCCGCGTTTGATTTTCGGATAGTAGTAAGAACGTGCGTTCTTTGTACAAAATGATTTAAAGGTGTGCCGATAAACCTTTGCAGGCATTTCGGGGCTGATAATAACCTCTTTACCGTCAGGTGCTTCAAGGTCAATCACAATTAGTTTGTCCGTTTGAAAACGGCGCACGGTTTCTGATTTTTGCCAATCATTCGTGAATACGATTGTATTGTTTGCGTCCCCGCAACGTACTTCAAAGCGGGCGTTTTTGTTGTTTAACTTGTTTTTAATCATAATAGTAACACGGTATCCGTCCACGTGTCATTCGGGGTTTTATTGGTTAATTGAATGATTTATCTATATTTTCTGAAACATAATTAAGATAATCTCCTATATTCCCGATTTTGCAGCGGGAGCAGGTAATTGATACGTTTGTGCAATTAGAACAAATGAAATTTAATATAAGATAGAAATCTCGAGTAATACAATGTGCGGTTTCTTTGTTGAAAGGCTGATTATTCATTGCAATCTCCTTCCTCATATTCTTCATTGTTAATTTTTTTTTGTGTTTGATTTTTCATTTTTGTATTTTTTTATGTGTTAATAAATATACTATATAGTGGCGGGGGGGGGGGGGGGGGGGGGGGGGTGTTGGGGGTCCCGCCCCTCCTTTTTTTTTTTTTTTTTTTTTTTTTTTCTTGTCTTTTTTTTTTTTTTTTTTTTTTTTTTTTTTTTTTTCCCGCGGGGGTTTTTTTTTTTTTTTTTTTTAAGGGTTGGGGTTTTGGTGTTGCGACGACCTCCGTTCCATTTCCAATTTCTTT